TATCATATTGCACTCACCAAAACATCAGGTAGTACCAGATTGTTTGTCAATGGTGTACAAGTTAACGCCACGTATGCAGACAGTAATAACTATGCTGTTGGAACATTAAACAGACCAATCATTGGTGCTAATGGATATGATGGAACGACCGCACCAATGTCTGGTTATATTGCGGACCTAAGAGTTGTTAAAGGAACTTCTTTATACAAGGCAAACTTTGTACCACCTTCTTCACCTGTAACAAACATTGCATATTCAAACAACTCAACTGCGATGGCAAACACTTATCCAGCATCGTTGTATTTACCGGGAACAAATGGTGGTATTATTGACCAAACACGAAGTGTGAACTTCGAAACAGTTGGTGATGCAAAAGTTACATCGTTTAGTCCTTATAATGGAAGTTATTACAGCAATTACTTTGATGGTAGTGGTGATTATTTAAATGCATCATCAGCGACAACTACCATAGGAACCAACGCATTCACATGGGAATTTTGGTTCTATCGTGTTGCGTATGGTGGTTTATATGATATATTGTCTTGTTTGAGTTATGATACCACAAGCAGTGCGTATCATCAAATGTATATTCAACAGGGTAGCAGTGGGTCAGCACTATTAATTGGTAATGGATCAAGTGCTTGGTCGGTTAATATCTCATTTACTGCACCATCAGCTGGAACATGGGCGCATTATGCGGTAGTTAGATCGGGAACAACTTGGTCATTGTTTATTAATGGAACAAGAGTTGGTACTGCAACCGCAACATTGGCTGTTCCAGTATTGTCGGCTGGTGTACAACTGGGTTATACTTATTATGGACCACTAAGCACAACAAATGGATACATTTCAAACTTCAGATTGATAAATGGCACCGCAATATATGATCCTTCATTAACTACACTGACAGTACCAACATCACCACTAACAGCAGTTGCAAATACAGTATTATTAACATCACAATCAAATAAATTTATTGACAATTCGACCAACAACTTAACGATAACTGTTGTTGGAGACACGAAAATTCAAACACAAAACCCATTCCGTGTGAATGATGGTCAATCATATTACTTTGATGGTACTGGTGATTATTTGTATGGAAATGCATCACAAGGTAATACACCAATTCAATTTGGTACTGGTGATTATACTATGGAATATTGGGTTCATCCAACATATTTGGCACTTGCTGCTACACATTTACAAGTTGGATTATTAAAAGCTAACACTACGGCTTCTACAGGTGCAACAACAATTTATGGTGGCGCAGCTGGCACAACACTACTAATTACTGGTGGTGCAATTACAGGAAATGCCTGGACACACATTGCTGTGACTAGACAATCTGGTGTTGGTACAACTTTGTGGATAAACGGTACACGTTCTGGTGCAATTGCGGTTGACTCAACTTCATATGCGAACACCGCAACAAGTTCAGCAATATATGTTGGTGCAACAAGTACAGCAACATATCCATTTACGGGTTATATTACCGACTTGCGTATAACAAAAAGTCTTGCAAGATACACCGCAAACAATACCGATTATTTGAATTCTGGTGCACCATACCTAAACAAATAAATAGTGGATAGTTTAGGAAAATAACATGGCATTAACCAAAATTCAACCATCAGGAATAGACCTAACACAGAATTATTCCACCAATCAAATGACAGCCAACACATTGGTTATCAATAGTGGTGTTTCGGGTCGCATGAATGTCACTTATACACCAGCATCCACAACAGGTACAGCATTACAAATTACGGCAGCTAACACAATTGGTGGTACTGGTTATGCTGATGCGATAAAGATAACAAACACATCCGGCGGCGCAACAAATTCAAACAAAACAATTCGTATTAATAGTATTGGTGCTTTGGAAGTTATTGATAGTAACTATGGAAACACTCTTTTCAACTTGTCTAATTCAGGTGATTTAACTATCAAAGGTAGTCTTATAATACAAGGACGTCCTGCTTTTAGAGTAACAGGTAATGGTGGCGCAATTGTGTCTGCTCAAACTGTTCAGGGTGGTTATTTGGTTGTAGATTACAATCAAGGCAGTTATTTGAACACAACAAATGGTATATTTACTGCTCCTATCGCAGGTCTTTATCAAGTTAATCTTGTGGTTCGTACCAACAGTAATAGTCTTGGAACAATATCACAAGCAATTATTAGAAAAACTGCGATAAGTGGTGGTACAGTCACATCACAAATTATGATTGAATATGGAACAAACACATCAATGAACCATACAGGTGGTAGCACAATAGTAAGAATGGAAGTTGGTGATACACTTAAATTCGATGTGACGGTTGGCACGATTAGTTTTGACGGCAACGATAACTGGTCGGTTGCATACATAGGATAATAAATGAAATTCGTTACTTTCACAACATCGTTTAACACTAAAGTAAATTTAGGAAAACAAATAACACACAAAGGTTATTCAAAATGGCTGCAATAACTAATAGAGAAGATTTTACCAAGTATTGTTTGCGTAGATTGGGTTTTCCTGTAATTGATATAAATGTTGATGACGATCAGGTACAAGAAAGAATAGATGATGCAATTCAATATTGGCAAGATTATCATTTTGATGGATTACAAAAAACATACTACATTCACAAAATAACACAAGAGGATGTGGACAATAAGTATTTGAATCTCACATCGGTTAAAGATGCATCAAATAATTCCACGGAAGTGGTTGGGATTACACGTATATTTCCAATTCAAGATTCACAATCCTCAATCAACATGTTTGATTTGAGATACCAATTACGTCTTAACGAACTTTACGATTTCACATCCGCATCCTATATCAACTTCACTTTGACACAACAACATTTGCGTTCACTTGAATTGATGTTTACTGGTGAAGTTCCAATTCGTTACCAAAGACACATGCAAAGATTGTTTATTGATTGGGCTTGGGGTGCATCAGAAGCACCAGTTGGTACAACAGTTATCGCAGAATGTTATACCACAATTAATCCTGATTATTACGGAAACATATACAATGATCGTTGGTTAAAAGAATATGCTACCGAGTTAATCAAAAAACAATGGGGTTCCAACCTTAAAAAGTTTGGTGGTATGCAATTGCCAGGTGGTGTTACACTAAACGGTGACCAAATTTACAAAGATGCTGAAGTAGAGATCCGTAGACTTGAAGAAGATATGGAAAAGAATTATGGTGGCATGTTAGAGTGGTACATGAATTAATATGGCAACCTCCCAGTATTTTAATAATTACAACGCTCATAACGAGCAAAGAGTTGTAGAAGATTTAATCGTAGAATCCATTAAAATTATGGGTTTTGATGGCATGTATTTGCCTAACGATAATGACCAGGCACGTGATTTGTTGTATGGTGAAGATCCAGTTAAGAAGTTTCAGACAGCTTTCCCTGTCGAATTCTACCTATCTTCTTCATTGGAATACATGGGTGAAAAAGAATTCTTCTCTAAGTTTGGATTGGAAATCAAAAACAATGTCAACGTTATTCTATCCAAACGTTCGTTCTCTCAACGAGTACCACAAAATACATTCACACGACCACGTGAAGGTGATTTGATTTATGTACCTTTCTTAAACGGTACCGGTGAACTATTTGAGATCAAGTTTGTAAATCAAACCAAAGACTTCTTTACATTAGGTCGTAAAGTACCATACTTCTATGAATTGGAAATGGAGAAATTCAAGTACTCACATGAAATTATTGATACTGGTGTACCAGATATTGATATCATTGTAGATAATTCTTCATACACAATTGATTATCAAATGGATACTGGTACAGGAAGTTATGAGTATAAAGAATTGGTATACCAGGCACCAGATAATTTACATGCAAATGCAACGGCCACAGGTATAGTATCCAATTGGGATGCCACAACTAAGGTACTTTCATTGACCAATATTGCAGGTGAATTCCAAGATACATATCCGTTTATTGGTGCAACAAGCAATGCAAGTTTCACACTAACATCATATGATCCATTGGATGTAAACCTACACAATGAGAAGTATGACAATCTGTATATTCAACAACAGGCTAATACTATTATAGATTTTAGCGAAATAAATCCTTTTGGTAGTATCTAATGGCAAACGTATTCTATAACCGTATCATCAGAAAA